CGAGGAGATGGAGGAGCGCGACGCGCATTATCTCTCGGTGCTCGGCACCAGAAAGCGCGCGCTCTCGCAGATCAAGCCCTCGGTCGAGCCGCCCAAGAAGGGAAGCGACGCCAAGGTGCTCGAGGCCGTCGAGGAGCTTGTCGAAGATCCGGCCTTCCCCGATCTCGTCGAGGATCTCTTGGACGCGCTGGGCAAGGGCTATTCGGCCGTCGAGATCCTCTGGGGCGAGGGGGCGGAGCCCTGGAAGACACCGGTCTATGTCTGGCGCGACCCGAAATATTTCACCTTCGACTATATCTCGCGCTCGGAGCTGCGCCTGGCGCGCCTCGGCACGATCGACGGCGATCCGCTCGACCCTTGGAAATTCATCGTCCACACGCCCCGCAACAAGGCGGGCATTCCGATCCGTGGCGGCTTCGCGCGGCTCAACGCCTGGTCGTTCCTGCTCAAGAGTTTTTCCCTGAAGGACTGGGCGTCCTTTCTCGACGTCTTCGGCATGCCGATCCGGCTCGGCAAATATCACCCCTCCGCCACGGCCGAGGACAGGCGCAAGCTTTTGCAGGCGGTCACGCAGATCGCGTCGGACGCCGCCGCCATCATCCCCGAGAGCATGGTCATCGAGCTGCTCGAGGCGAAGACAGGCGGTCCGGGAACCGTCACGCCCTTCGAGGGGCTCTGCCGTTTCCTCGACGAGCAAATGTCGAAGCTCATTCTCGGGCAGACGATGACGGTCGAGAACGGCGGCTCGCTCGCGCAGGCGCAGGTGCACAATCAGATCCGCATCGACATTCTGCAGGCCGACGCGCGCCAGCTCGCGGCGACGCTCAATGCGCAATTGATCGAACCCTTCGTGCGCTTCAATTTCGGCGACGAGGCCCCGCTGCCCCGCATAATTTTCCCCGTGGCGGAGCCGCAGGATGTGGCGGCGCTCTCCAATGCGCTGTCGCTCACCGTGCCGCTGGGACTGAAGGTCAAGGCCGACGAGGTGCGCGACAAGCTGGGGCTCACCGCGCCCGAGGAGGGCGACGAGGTGCTGAAGCCCCAGCCGGCCCCGGCCGGAGGGCTGAAGCCCGATCGCAACAAGGGCCTCGCCGACGCCGCCGCCAATCTGGAGCTGCTGTTCGAAAGGCTTGGCGTTGGCTGCCCGGCCTGCGGCGAGAAGAAGACGCGCCTCGAGCGCAATCAAGAGGAGCCCTCCGCCGACGCGCTTGATCGGCTCGGCGAGGAAGAGAGCGCCGATTGGGAAGAGGCGCTCGGGCCGACCGTGCAGGACGTGCTCGACGCGGCGCGCGGCGCCAAGTCTTACGACGAGTTTCAGGCGGCTTTGAACGGGCTTTACGCGACGCTCGACACGAACGCGCTGCAAAAGCGTCTCGCCATCACCGGCGCGATCGGGCGGGGTTATGGGCTGGCGAAGGGCAAGCGGGATTAGCGGGCGGCGAGTAGCGAATAGCTCTACTCGCTACTCGCCATTCGCTGCTCGCTCCCCATGGAGAGAACATGGCTGACGCCTCCGACCCCTTCGCCCCCGAGGCCTTCCAGAAACCGCCGCGCGAGGTCACGCGCTTCTTCAATGAGAAGAAGCTCGAGCCCTCCTGGCATTGGCAGGACGTCTGGGGCGAGGAGCATGCGCACGCCTTCACCGTGGCGAAGACGGCAGGCTATGACGTGCTGGGCGACATTCGCGACGCGGTGAAGAAGGCGCTCGACGAGCGCCAGGACTTCGAGCAGTTCCGCGCCGGGCTCGAGCCCATCCTCAAATCCAAGGGGTGGTGGGGCAAAGCCTCCGCCGTCGATCCACTCACGGGCAAAAGCCAAGAGGTGCAACTCGGCTCGGCGCGCCGCCTCAAGACGATCTATTGGGCGAATATCGAGACGGCCTATGCGGCGGGCGATTGGGAGCGCAGCTGGCGCACGCGAAAGGCGCTGCCCTATCTCGAATATCTGATCTCCACGGCCGCGCACAAAAGGCTCGAGCATCTGGCGCAGGTCGGCACGGTCGAGCCCGTCGAGAGCCCCTATTGGGACAGCTGGTATCCGCCCTCGGCCTGGGGCTGCCAATGCCGCGTGCGGCAGATCTCGCAGATGGAGGCCGAAACGCGCCCGCGCTTCGGCCAGACGCCGGAGGACTTAGGGAGCCGCGAGTTCGTCAATAAGCGCACGGGCGAGGTGCAGCGCGTGCCCAATGGAATCGATCCGGGCTGGCACACCAATCCCGGCAAGACGCGCATGAAGGCCGCCGCCGATCTTATCGGCGGCCGGCTCGACGCCATGCCCGAGGACATCCGCCGCATCGCGGCGACGGACCTCGCCGACGGCCATATGTTCCGCCTCATCGCCTCGGGGGGCTTTCCCTTCGATCCCGCCTCGCTCGATCCCGAGATGATCAATCGCGGCCAGATCGCGCTGCCCTTCGCGAGCCTGCCGAAGAAGATCGCCAGCGAGCTGGGCTCGACGGCGCGCACGCTGCGCCTCTCGGCGAAGGACGCGGCCTCGATCGACGCGGTGCCGGAGGATTATGCGCTCGTGCAGACGATCCTCGATCATGGGAAGGTCGCGAGCGAGGGAACAGTCGAGGCGGAGATCGACGGGGAGGTCCGGCGCTTGAAGCTGCGCGTCGAGGCGGGCGGCGCGGCGGTCTATCTGGAGGGGATGGAAGGAGCGAGTGGCGAGTAGCGAATAGAGCTCTATTCGCCATTCGCAGAGAAGCCCCGTGACGGGCCTCAATCGTTTTCGACCGGCGAGTGGACGCGGCGACGCGAAAAATGCGCCGGTGGCGTTCAATGATGCTTTAACGTCGAAGCTGGAGGCGAGGGCCGCATCGCTCTTGCGCGGCGCAGCCTGCTAGCCACCTTCGCGGATGAATTCGACAAGGCCTGTGGTGAAGCCGATCGCCAGGGCCACGGGGAACCAGACGGGAGCAGTGACCCACCAAAAGACGCGCTGCGCGGGCTCGGGAATGTCCATGTCTGTTCTCCTTCCTTCGGGTCACGGGCTTTCGATCAGCACGGCTTCACCATCGCCGTCCTTGGCGACGGCGCCACTCGAGTTGCTCCTTACGAGAAGTGTTCGACGATCTTGCCAGCCCCATTGCCGCCAGCGCCGCCAAGAGCCGGGGTTCCACCGTTTTGGACGCAGCCGGCCCCGCCGCCGGCCGCGCCAAGCGCGCCTGCTCCGCCAGCGCCCGCGGACGTGGCATGTGAGCCGCCGCCGCCGCCGCCCGAGCCCGGAGCCAAGGGGATGGCGCTGGCGTTTGTCGGTAGGTTTCCGTTGCTGCCATTAACTCCTGTTGCCCCGGCTAAGCCCCCAGCGACGGCCGCCAGCGTTGGCGGATAGATCGATCCACCCGCTCCACCCGAGAACATGCCGTTACCTGCGGAGATGCCGCCGCCCGCGCCGCCGCCCGACGCCGCAAGCGCACCGCCAACCACCGCGCCGTTCGGCCCTACAGCTCCGTTTGCGCCGCCAGCCCCGGATGTCGGTTGGTTGGGCATTGTCGCAGCCGCGCCGAAGGTGCCGGAGCCTCCCGCAATACCAAAGATTCCGCCAGCGATCCCTCCTGTCGCGCTCGTCGCGTTTCCGCCAGCGCCCTGAGTGCCGGCGCTTCCGCCGCCGCCAGAGTTGCCCGCTAACTGCCCACCGGCACCGCCTCCTCCTGGACCCGCCCACAGATAGTAAGTCGTTCCGTTCCAGAGATAGCTCGCCTGTCCTCCACCGCCGTTTCCGCCGGCAGAGCTAGATCCCGTCGCTGCCGCGCCAGCCGCGCCGCCAGCGCCGATATATACAGACAGGGTTCCGGTAAGCGCGGAAACCTGCATCTCTGCGGCCTTCACAAAAGAAGCGCCGCCGCCAGAGCCGCCAGAACATGCGTTGCTTGTGGCCTGCTCTGCACCACCGCCGCCACCGCCACCACCACCGAGCAAGAAGACTTCAATCCACTTTGCGCCGACGCTCGCCGTGTAAGTGACAGGAGAGCCGGTATAGGAATAGCTGATAATGTTCGTCGCGGTTGGCGCGGAGGGCGCTCCACCATCGGACATGCAGTTATGCGTGGCGTCATATCCCAGCGCGTCGCCATTCGTGATCGAGCCGCAGAGCGGCGGCATGAACTGACCGTTCGCACCAACCGCGCCGCCAGGAAACGCGATCGCGTTACTCGTCGAGCCGCCGATCAGGTTGATCGGTGTGCTGGTGAGCGTGATGTTTGCCGGCGTCGCGAAATTTGCAGCCAGCGTATAGCCATTTCCCGTCGTTCCCGAGAGTTGCGACGTGAACAAGAGCGTCGATCCGTCGACGGCGTAGCTCATCTTGGCGGTGAGCGTGGATGTCGAGATATTCCACGCGTTCACGGCGTTCTGTAGGGTCGCCGCAAGCGTCGCGCCGATCTGCACTTGGAACGTCGTTGTGACGGTGCTCTTGAACGTCCAGACGTCACCGTCGAGCGTGATCGTATCTCCGTCGGCCGGCTGCCCGGAGAGGGTCGCGCCGCGCCAAGCGTGGACGCCGTTGCCGATGAACCCGTGCAGGCCCCAGAGTATTCCGGCAGGGTCAAGAGCAATAGGAGACGCCGCATAGGGGAGCGTTTGTGCGTTAAACAGATTCACCCAGCTCTCGTTGCCGCCGGCGACGGGAGCGACTTCAGCCCATTCGTCTCCCGGCATGCCGTTGCCGAATAGCAGCGCGTCAGTCGAATCAAAGGACGCGTTGGCCGCGCCCGCATTGAGCGTGACGACCGGATTGCCTGCGGTATCCAGACCGACGAGCAGCGCGTCGGGGCTCCCTGGATAGGTTCCCGAGGAAGCAGCAGCGGCGGGAGCAGCTAGCGTGACGACGAGAGTTCCTGTGTCACAGGATGTCACGCCGGCGATGAACGTCGATGACGTGTAGTCGTAGATATTACTTCCCGCCGTGACGCCGGTGCAGGACGCGACTGCAATAGTCGAGGCTCCAGACGCCCATGACGCCGTCGCCGCAACAGAGGCCGGCGTCGTGCAGGACTTAACTGCGCCAAGCCATTTCGAGTTCTTCGAATCGTAGGCGTTGTTGCCGGCCGCGACGCCCGTGCAGGACGCTACGGAGATCTGCGTTGTCGCCGAGGCCCAGGCCGCTACCGCCGCAACAGAGGTCGGCGTCGTCGACGTCGGTGCGCCGGTCGACTTGTTGATGTGGATCTCGTGGCCGCCCTTTGGCTCTCCGATCGAGAAGCCGAAGTTGAAGCTCGGAATGGCGGTGTTCGCGACGCCGAAGCCCGCGTCAGAGCGGCCGACCCAGCCGAGAGCCGGCGACGATATCCAGGGAAGCGTGTAATTACTGCTGTTACTCTGCGTGATCGCGCCACGCGACGGGTCGTAGAGAAAGAGGAGCTGGTTCAGGCTGCTCGCGCAGCTCGAGGCGAACGCCAGGAGAAAATAGGACTGCGACTCGTTCGAGATCAAAACGCCTGGTTCCGTGCCCTGGCCGCAGAATTTCCAAGTTCCCTCAAAGAGGCCGCGTCCGATGCCGGGACCGTCTCCAGGATCAGGCGCGATAGCGGAGCCGAGATGACCCATGCCCAAGGATCCAGTCACCGCGTTAGGCGGCGTGGAGAACGGAGCATTCTGATCCATGCACTCCCAGTCGTTGCCGGCGACGTATTCACCGACAGACCATTCGTAGTTTTGCAATCCGCAGTTGAAGATGCGCGGATAGGTGCAAACGCCAGACTCCCAGCACTCAGAAAGGCTTCCAGAATGAAGCGAGCCGACGCCGCCGAACAGCACCTGATCGACGAAATAAGAGTAGGCGAAAAAATTATCCTTAACGACACCGCCGCCTGTGTTGTCGCCAGAGTCGAATAGACCGATGATCGTGTTTTCGGTGCCATTGTGGCTGATGTCCGAGAACACACAATTCAGCGCTGGAGCCATTGCCGAGTCGCAAGGGAAGTTGATCCCGGTTGGAAAGCCAACGACGAAATTATCGCTAACGGCGGCGTTTTGCAGAATGTCGATGCCCTGCGGAATCAACCAGAGGTTCTGGGGCGTGGAGCCATCGCCGCTGAGCGCAACCGGACTATAGATATTGACCTTTGATGGATCGACAGTCGGGAGCTCGCGTGGATCATAGAATGTGAACGTGCGCGTTGCGCCCGAGACCGTGACACCCTTAACGAGGGTTCCGAACGGGTAAGGCCCCCAGACCATGTCGCCAGGACGCAGCGCAGACAGCGGCGACGAGCCAATCGACACATTCGACGCCGTCGTCGTGGCTTTCTGCGAGAGCGTGTAATTTCCGGAGGCGTCTATAGAGAGCACCGTCGAGAAGATCGGAACAATCGGAACAATCGGCGTCGATGTGGTGCCTGCTGTGATCGTGTCGCCAACCGCGGGCAGAGACCCTTGCGAGCAGCTCGACACCGTCATTGTGGGCGACCCACTCGTGAAGCTCGCCGTGCAGAGATTAGGTAGTTTCTCCGTCGCGGCGCTCACTCCCGCCGTCGTCACGAATTGATGCGCGAGCGCCGCAGGCAAACGCCAGACAGCCAGATTGTGCGGGCCGTAGACGACGAAGGGAGGACCGCCGGTCACGGCCTGCGGCAGCGTGTGCAACTTATCAGGTGTGCGGAGATAGTAAGCCGCGACATCCCCAGGCAGCGTCGCAGCGCCAGTATGGGCGATCGTCTCATTGACAGTGCCGATGCGCACGACGTCGCCGACCTGGAGCGAGCCAGTTTGCGTCGTGACGTGCATGACGGAGCCGTAAACGAAGGCGATTCCCGACCACGTTCTCGGCGTATAGGAGCAAGTTCCAGAGCAGGTGTAATTCGGGTAGGTTCCGCCGCTCACTGTGCCGACGAGCGTCCCGCCAAAATCACTGCGACCATAGTAAATCGACGCGCCGACGGGAATCTTGGTTGCTTGGGAGATATCGGTCGAGACGACGAAATTCCCGCCCGAAATCGATCCTAGAAAAGCAGCGGTCGATGGCACGGTCAGCGGATGCGCGGAGTCGACGGTGAGCGTATTACTCGTCATCGGCCCCGTAACTGTCGCACCGCCCTGCGTCACGACACCCCAATCGTCCGTGATGGTGGTGTTAAGGTTGTATTTCCAACCCGTCGTCGCGATGATTCCGTCGCCCGCCGCCCAATTCTGCACGGGAATGTCGCCGATCGTGTTGGGCGCACGCGTGTTGGTGATGACCTGTGAACCGGTATAGGCGGTCGAGATCGTGCTCAGATTATTGGTGAAGCTGCCGACCGAGAAGACGCCGCAGTTACGAAAATGAGCACCGGCGACACCGTTATCCCAGGGAGAAAAGCCGCCCGTGTCGATGCGAACTCCGGTCACGCCCGCGGCGAAGGCGAGATAGACCGAGGGCGTTCTGTAGGTATTGACGCCCTCGCAATAGATTTCTCCAGCATGCGACTCATCCAGCGTCTTCGAGAAGTAATAGACGCTCGGCGTCGCGCCGGCGACGATCGTCTGGCTCGTGTCGGTCCGACTGGCGGCTTGCGAGAGTACGTAAGTTCCCGCGCCGCCCGCTGTGGGCGCGGAGATGATCGACGTGAAAATCGGCAGAATCGGAGTCGGCGAGGTCTGAGTCGTCAGAATGACTTCGTTCGCCGCAAGCGTTCCCGACGAACAGCCGGAAACGGTCATGATGTTCGACTGAGCGGTAAAGGACGCCGTGCAGCTCGCCTGCGAGCTGCTGCCTGGAATGACCGGGAAATAGACGCGCTTGCCCGTCGCGCGGACGGCGTTGATATAAGGCAGAAGCGGCGCGTTATCGAAGCCGCCGCCCGCTGTGACGCAAGTCTGCACGCCCGCGACGGGACCGCAGATGCTCGTCGCCGCGACGGCGTCGGGAGCGACGTTGGCGAGTTTCCCCGAGGTGTCCCAGCCGGCCATGTAGCCAGGCATCGAGCCGGGGATCGCGTGGCCGACGCTGAAGAGCGCGGGGTCGGCGGTGACCAGCACATTGGTCGGCGTCGAGGTCCGCGCCCGCGCCCAGATGTGCTGCGCGCCGGTGAAATCATTGGACGCGCCGACGTTGAGATAGGTCGTGGGATCGCCGGACGGGGGCGCCGTCGGCGTCGACGGGTCGGAAACCGCGAATTGCGCCTCACCGCCGGGGAATTGATTTTGGACCGTGGCCGGCCCGGCCCCGAGATCGGTCCAGCTCCCCTGGGAGAGCGAGACCGTTGCGGCCTGCGCCGCGCCCGCTGCGAAAAGCGCCGCGATCGCCAGCGCCCAGAGCCCGTTTCTCATCCGCATGAGTGCTTCCCCTCGGGCGCATAGCCCGTCGTATTCGACGGACGTCCGAGAGGACGCCCGAAGGGAATGCTAGCGAAGGGCTTAGCGGGGGATGTCCCGACAGCTGTCGGGACTTTGGCGGGAGGGGAACTTTGCGACTTTGCACCGTCCAAAACGGAGGCGCAAGCCCTCATGCCGACACCGGATCGCCCCAACTCGGAACGTAAGCGCAGTCCGCCGCAGAGCGCGGCGGACATGCGCTTCTTCGATCCCGTGGCGTTGAATTTCGAAGGCCATGCGCCTGCGCCCTGGCAGCGCGTCGTGCCGCCGGGCGCGGAGGTCAAGGGCCGGGACGATCGGCGATTTCAATTCGCCGATCGCGCCGCGCTCGTTTCCGCCTTCAACGCCTCCATCCCCGTGCCCGTCGACTTCAACCACGCGGAATTCTTGAAAGCCCCGCAGGGCGACGAAAGCCCCGCCGCCGGCTGGATGGAGGAGCTGCGCCTCTCTTCCGATGGCAGTATCGAGGCGCGCATCGAATGGAACGCCTCCGGCGCCGAGGCTATCGCCACACGCGCCTATCGCTTCCTCTCGCCGGTGTTTCGCGTCGACGCCAAGGGCGCGGTGAAAAGCATCGCCGGCGCGGGCCTCGTCAACCGTCCCAATCTCGATCTGCCGGCGCTGAACGCCGAGGGAGAAAGCACGATGAAAGGTCTCTTGAAGAAGCTCGGGCTCGCCGAGGAGACGAGCGAGAGCGACGCGATCGCGGCCGTCGAGCGCCTGCAGACGCAGGCGAACGCCACGCGGGTCGACCTCTCCACTTACGTGCCGCGCGCCGATTACGAGCTCGCGCTCAATTCCGCCAAGGAGGCGAAAGACGCTCTCGCCAAGCGCGACGCCGACGAATTCAAGGCCAAGGCGCAAGCTCTCGTCGACGGCGCTATTCAATCCGGCAAGGTCGCGCCGGCCTCGCGCGAGCATTGGCTGGCGCTCTGCGCCGATCAAAGCGGGCTCGAGCGCGTGGAGAAGCTCATCGGCGCGCAGCCCTCGCATTTCAAGTCGGCCGTCGATCCCTCGCGCAAGCCGCCGGAAGGCGACGCGCCCGCGCTCAACGCCGAGCAGAAGAAGATGCTCGCCGCCTGCGGGATCACGGAGGAGTCCTATCTCGCGTCGCAGAAAGAGCTCGAGGCGCGCCGCGCCGCCGTGGCGTGAGCCCGCAATCACAGGAGACGTAACTCATGGCTCTCACCGCCCCGCGCGCCACGGCGCAAATCCAGAACCCCGAGAAGCGCAATCTGCCCGTCGCCGCCAATGTGGCGGTCTGGCAGGGCGGCCTCGCCATGCTCGTCGGCGGCTATGTGAAGCCCGGCGCCGTCGCGACCGGCGGCCTCGGCGTCGGCCGCTTCAGCGCTTCCGTCTCCAACATCGGCGGCGCGGCCGGCGCGGTCTCGGTCGATGTGCGCACGGGCGTCTTCAAATTCTTCAACTCGTCTGGGGGCGACGCGATCACCAACGCCAATATCGGCGCGACCGTCTACATCGTCGACGACGAGACCGTGGCGCTCACCAACGGCTCCGGGACGCGCTCTCCGGCCGGGACCGTCTTCCTCGTCGACCCCGACGACAACGGCGTCTTCGTCGACTTCGCCTGAGCGAACGGCGAGTAGCGAATAGAGCTGCTCGCCACTCCCCACTCGCCATTCGCTACTCGCTGGCCGGAGGCCAAAATGCTCATCAACGCCACCAATCTCGACTTCCTCTACACGACGCTCAGCGCCGGCTATCGCGACGGCTTTGCGGGCGTCACGCCCATGTGGGACCGTGTCGCGACAATGGCGCCCTCGGGCGGCCGCACACAGGCCTACACCTGGCTCGGCCAGTTCCCGCTGCTGCGCGAATGGCTCGGCGAGCGCCAGGTCAAAAGCCTCGAGGCTCTGGCCTACACGCTCACGAACAAGAAGTTCGAGGCGACCGTCTCCGTGCCGCGCGACGACATCGAGGACGACGTCTGGCAGACCTACGCCTCGCTCTCGAAGGAATATGGGCGCGCCGCCGCGACGCACCCCGATCTCGAGATCTTCGGCAAGCTGCAGACCGGCGCGACCGATCTCTGCTACGACGGCCAGCCCTTCTTCTCGGCCAACCATCCGGTCGGCATCGAAGGCCAGACGCCGATCGCGCTCGCCTCCAACATCCAGACGGGCTCGTCGCCCCGCTGGTATTTGCTCGACACGACGCGCGCCCTGAAGCCGATGCTCTATCAGAAGCGCTCGGACTATCAGTTCGTGTCGAAGCTCGACCCGCAGTCCTCCGACCATGTGTTCATGACGGACGAGTTCCTCTACGGCATCCGCGGCCGTATGGCGCCAGGCTATGGCTTCTGGCAGATGGCGTTCCAATCCGCCGCGCCGGTCACCGCCGCCAATGTCACGGCCGCCTATACGGCGATGACGCAGCTGCAATCGAACGAGGGCCGCAAGCTCGGCCTGAAGCCGAACCTCATGCTCTGTGGGCCTTCGACCTATTTCGCGGCGCGCGCGCTCATCAAGGCGCAGATGATCAACGCCACCTCGAACACGCTCTACGAGCTCGTCGAGGTCGTCAACGTTCCGTATCTCGACTGAGCGAATGGCGAATGGCGAGTGGCGAATGGACGCCGGCTCGCCGCTCGCTTTCTCCCGCAAACCCACGCTCGCGAACCCCAGCTGAGGCCCCATGGCGAAGCCCCCTGCAAAACCGCAAGACGACGAGGCTCCCGCCTCCCCCTGGAAAACCGAGCTGCCCTTCGTCTCGGTCGTCTCGACGACCGGGCGCGACTATTGGGCGATCGGCCGCAAGTTCCATCCCCGCGAGCCGACGCTCATCGCGAAGGCCGATCTCCCCAACGACGAGGCGCAGGCGCTCGTCGCCGATCCCTGGGTCGTCGTGAGCGAGGTCCCAGGGCCGGAGAAGCCGGCGGAAAAGCCGGCCGCCTAAACATTACCCCGAGAGGGCGGTCTGGCACGGCTCGCAAGGCTTCCAGCACTCTTTGAGGACGGGGCGGATGATCCCGCGCCGTAGGGCATAGTCCGCCGCCCGCACCCATCATCCCCAGGAGGCGTGTTTGTTTACCAGGATGATCATCGAGCGCCTCGAAATCCTCGAACGAAAGGTCGCAAAGATCATGTCTACCGAAACCGATCTCGAAACCGTCCTCGCCACGATCAAGGCGGACATCGCCACCTATCAGGGCGCCGTCGCCTCGCAGTTCTCTTCGCTGCACGCGCAGCTCACGGCGCTGCAGACGCAGGCCGCGGCCGGCAGCCCCGTCTCGCAGGCGCAGCTCGACGTGCTCGTCGCCTCGGCGCAGGCGGTCGACGCCCAGATCAAGGCCGCTCCGACGGCCTGATAATCCGGCCGCCAAAAGCCGGACCGCGAGCCCAGCGGCAAGGGCCAGGGGGTGAAATGCCCCCACCATTCCCCCAATCAGGCGGCTCCCATGCCCTACGCGCAGCAAAGCGACATCGCCGCCAAATGGGGCGATCAATTCGCGCTCGCCGCGACCGATAGCGGCGGCAATTCCATCGACGCTTCGCGCGTCGCGACGGCGCTTTCGGCGGCTTCCGCGCTCATCGATGGCTATCTCGTGCAGCGCTACAATCTGCCGGTCAACGCCACGCCCGACGGCGCGACGCTGCTGACAAAACTCTGCTGCGACCTCGCCATGGGGGAGCTCGCCGTCGACCCCGGCTCGCGCACCGAGATCGTCTGCAAATCCGTCGAGGAGGCGCACAACTTCCTAAAGCGCGTCGCCGACGGCTCGACCGCCATTCCCGAAATTCCGCAGCCCGGCGTCGATCCCGGCCCGCAAGAGGCCGTCATGGTCGCAAACACGCGCGAGCTGACGATGCGCAATCTGCGAGGCTTGTGATGGATGGAGTGTCCATCTCCGTCGAGCTGCGCGGCTTCGAGGCGGCCGAGCTGAAATTGCAGCGGCTCGAGCAGATCGTGCTCGGCGCCGAGCTTATGGACGCGCTCGGGCGCCTGGGCCAGCAGCAGACGAAGCGCCGCATCGAGGTGGAGAAGACGACGCCCGATGGCGCGGCCTGGCCGCGCACGCGGGACGGACGCGGCGCGCTCTTCGTCACGGGCGCGCATCTCGACCGCTCCATCGATTACGAGGCCTCGGCGACCGAGGCGCGCTGGGGCTCGGGCTTTATCGGCGCGCGCGTGCATCAATATGGCGCGGTCATCACGCCGAAAAATGCGAAAGTCCTCGCCTTCGTCCAGGGCGGCCAGCATTTCTTCGCCAAGAAGGTCACGATCCCCTCGCGCGCCTATGTCGGCATGAGCGAGGCGAACAAGACCGAGATGGTCGACGTCGCCGCGCGCTTCGTCGCGGGAGCCGCGGCGTGACCGGAACTCTCCCGCATCTGCCGACGAGCCTCGACGATTTCCGCGACGCGGTCGTCTCCACGATCCAAGCGGCCATGCCGGGCGTGGATGTGGCCGGGCACAATGGCGCCTTCGGCGAGAAGGACATCCAGATTTTCGGGGCCAAGGCCCCGGCCGTGCGCGTCGCCGTGCTCGGCTGGAGCCTCGAGGAACTGAACGCCGTCGGCATCGTCGTGCCGGTCAAATGCTCCGCCGTTCTCGTCACGGCCGACGCGAAGGCGGACGACGGAAAGATCCTGCCGCGCGACCGCGCGCAGCTCGTGCTCGGCACGCAGCTCGCGATCCTCCTGAACTCGTCGCGCTTCGGCTTCAACCTCACCAAGCAGCCAGCGCAGGTGAAGGGCGAGAACCGCTATGAGGCGTCCTTCTTCGCCAAAGGCCTGGCGCTCATGGAGGTGACCTGGACGAGCAAGACCACCTTCGGCGTGCAGGCCGCCCAGCAGCTGGGCGCGCTCGCGCAGGTCTATGTGAACGGGACGCTGCTGCTCGATCCCGCTGACACGGGCGCCGATGTTCCCCTCGCCCCGCCCAACGCGCCCTTCACGCCGCCGGAGGGATCGTAGCCATGCGCCGGAAAAGTGGGAACCGGTTTTCCGATAAGCGCATGGCGGGAGAGCGCTAATGCAGGGCTATGTCGCGCTCGCCGACCATTTGCGGCTGCAAAAGACCGTCGATGATCTGGCCTTCCAGGTCGCGGAGTCGCATCGGCGCATCGCCAATCTGCTCACGCCGGGCACGGTGAAAAGCTTCGATCCGCAAAAGGGCGCCGTCGTCGACGTGGGCTTCGAGACGCATCAGATCGAGCACGGCATGCACAGCGGCACGGGCAAGGACTGGCAGCCCTTGAAGGAGGGCCAGAAGGTCACGGTGCTCTGCCCCTCGGGCGATTTTAGCAACGCCTTCATCATTCCCGGCGGATTTCACGATCAGAACCCCGCGCCCTCGCAATCGGCGGGAGAGGACATTCGCGGGCAGCGCGGGACGGACGACAAGCCCGTGCGCCTCATCACCACGGACACGTCCTCGACGCTCGACAATCAGGCGAAGCAGACGAGCGTCACGGCGGGCGACGGGATCGCCTCGCTCACCAACGCCGGCAAGAAGACGAGCGTCAACGCCGGCGACAAGGTGGCGGAGCTCGTCAACGACGGCGAGAAATCTTTCGTGCGCGCCCGCAAGAGCGGCTGCGTCACCTGCGAGGTCACGGACCAGCAGAAGTTCCTCATCGTGGTGGGCCAGGGCTCGAGCCAGAAGGCCTATTACATCGACCCCTCCGTGCTGCGTGAGACCAGCATTCCCAGCTAATTGAAAGGAACCTTCAATGGCCGTTCAAGCCGTTCGACGCCTGCCGCAGCCGGGAACGCCGCCCGTGGGCGCGGTCACGCATCTCTATTGTGTCATCAAGGCCGGTCCGGCCGGCGTGCGCATCCTGGGGCAGCGCATCGCACTCGGCCAGGTGTTCAGCGCCATCGAGAGCCAGGTCGACAGCCTGTTGCGCGAGGGCTGGGTCGTCGCCTCGCCTGCGGGCGCGACGGCCGGGCAGATCCTCACCTCCTCCACGACGCCGGCGCTCCCCGTCTGGGCCGCGCCGAGCTACACGCCGCCGAGCTGATCCATGAGCCGGGTCGGGATCTCGCGCAGGAACGGAACGGTTTTGACCGGCTGGGACGAATGCCGCCAGTCGATCGAGGTCATCGCCTCCACGGCGATCGGCTCGCTCGTGCTCAACCGTTCCTTCGGCTCGAAGATTCCGTCGCTCGTCGACGCGCCCATGTCGCCGCCCGCCATGATGGCGCATTTCATGGCGATCGCCGAGGCCCTGCGCAAATGGGAGCCGGGCTATCGGCTGAAATCCATCGCGTTGAATTCGGCGTCGTCGTCGGGCGCGGTGAGCTTCACGCTCGCGGGCGTCTTCTATCCCAATGGCCATCTCGGCGATTACTCCATCGCCGAATATGGGCGCGGGACCGGCGTCATGGCCGTGCTCGCGGCAAGCGGGGGCGTGGGATGACGATCTCCTACACCACGCTCGATCTCTCGACACTGCCGGCCCCCTGGGCCGTCGAGCCCTGGACATTCGACGCGATCCTCTCGGACAGCGTCACGAATTTCCTCTCCTACTGGTCCGCGGCGCAGGCCAAGGACCCGACGCTCCCCGCCTACACTGTGCAGACGCTCAAGGGGAACCCGGTCAATTTCGTGCTCTCGGCCGGGGCCTTTCGCGAAGGACTGCTGCGCCAGCGCGTGAACGAAGCCGTGCTGCAGGTCATGTGGGCGTCGAGCACGGGAAGCGATCTCGATCAGCTCGGCGCGCTCGTGGGCCTGGGCCGTCGCACGATCACGCCGGAAGACGACACGACGACGCCGATCACGCCCGCCGTCATGGAGAGCGACGCGGAATTTCGCGCGCGAGGTCCGTTCGCTCTGGACGCCACGGCCATCGGCTTTGCGGGCGGGACCTATCGCTCCATCGTGCTTTCGGCCTCCCCCGCCGTAAAGGCCGTCGCCATTGTGCGCGGCGCGCCGGGCGAGGTCGCGCTCATCCTGCAGGGGCGCAACGCCGACGGCTCGATCGCGGACGCCGACGCCGCCGCCGTGCGCGCCATCATCGTCGAGAACGACCAGCTCACCGATGTCGTCTCCGTGCGCTCGGCCGCGCCGCTGCCCTATGCGATCGTCGCCCATGTCACCGTGCCGCCCGGCCCGGCGATCGGCCCCGTGCAGGCGACGGCCGTCGCGGGCCTCACGGGCGCCGCGAGCGCGCTGCAGATCATCGGCGCCAATGTGCCGACCGATGCGCTCATCGCCGCGGGGCGCCTGCCGGCCATGGCGAAATTCACGCTCGTCTCGCCCCCGGCCGACCTCGTCGTCGCGCCGGACCAAATCTCTTACGCGACCTCCGTCACCGTGAATGTGAGCGTCGTCGATGAGTGACGTCCTCTCCCTCCTCCCGTCGAACGCGTCGAGGCTCGAGCGCGCGCTGGAGATGGCGTCGAGCGAGCGCGACGCGCTCCCCATCGAGCTCATCTTCGAGGTCTGGGACCCACAGACCTGCCCGGCGCATCTGCTGCCCTATCTCGCCTGGGGCCTCGGGCTCGAAATCTGGTCGGATCAATGGAGCGAGGCGAAGCAGCGCGCGACCATCGCCAAAATCTGGAAGTTGAAGCGCGACAAGACAACTTTGCGCGGCATCGGCGGCTATCTCGACCTCGTCGACGCCGCGATCGTCAAGGCCGTCCGGCCCAGAGACAAGGTCTTCGCCGTCGACAGCTTCACCCCCGAAGAGCAGGCGGCCTATGAGGCGGCGCTGCCGCAGGTGAGAATCTTCCCGATGGCGCAGAGCTTCCCTTGCATGCCCGGCATGGACTTCTGGGGGAAGGGCGCGCTGGGTTATGGCCTCGCCTTCACCCTGGATGATGCGGGCGAGCGTTTCGCCGAGCGCGGCGAGTTCATCGAAAACGGCGTTACGACGCGCTGTGTCGTAACGGGGGCGGGCGTGGGTGCGCTCGACCGCTCCTATCTCGTGCGGCTGGCGGGGCCCGCGCCGGGGAACGACTTCTTCGCCGATCATTCGGCGCTGGGCCAATCGACGCTCTATCCGGATGACGCGGGGGCGAAGGTCATCGCCGTCGATCCGGACCCGGCCGCGCTGCATTTCGCCGTGCCATCGGGGCTCGCGCCGACGACGGTGCGCCCGCTGGACGAGGCGGATGTGGTCCCGGTCGGGATCTGCGAGGCCTTCGACTTTTTCGTCGTCGGGCGCGACGTGATCTATCCCGACGACGCGGCGGAGCACATCTACCAGCTGCTCCGCTTCTACGATCCTTCGGCCGTGATCTCGGCGCGCGGCTATGGCGTCTCCTTCTGGGATTGGAGCAGCTTCGGCTGCGCGCCCTTCACGAGCTGGCTCACGCTCGACGTGCGGCTCGACGGCGTCCCCTGGGGCTTCCCCGGCCCCTTGGGTCTCGGCGTCGTCTACGACCCGGACCTCACGCCGCTCTGGGACGCGCTCTGGGCCGTGCGCGTCGCGCAGGCCGCGCGCGACGACATCTTCGTCTCGACCACGACGGAACACGCAATCGAATTCGTCTCCGGCCGCGCCTTCGGGGCCTGGAGCTTCGGCGACTATGAGAGGATCGTCTGATGGAACAGAAAGTCAATTTCGCCCAGTATCAGCAAGTCCGGACCTCCGACCTCGCCAATATCCAGGACTATGCCGAGGCGAGCCTCGACGACGTCGTCTATGACACGCTCGTCTCCGACATGCGCTTCTCCGGGCTGCTCGCCACGCAATCGGGGCCGGCGGCGATCTCCGTCGCGACGGGCCGGCTTTACGTCGGCGGCAAGGTCTATTTCATCCCCTCGACCTCCTCCTTCGACTTCACGACGCAGCTCCCCGTCGCGGCGAAGAAGATCGTGCTGCTCACGGCCTGGGGATCGGAGGCCGACACCAATGTCGAGCCGGTGAATTTCCTCAACGTCACCCAATCGACGCCGCAGGCTCCGGTCTACACGCCGCAGAATGTCGCGACGACGCATGCGCGCGTCCTCAATCTCGGCACGGCCATCGGCGTCGAGGCGCCCTCGCCCTCCGATCCGGTCATCTCGGGCACGTTGCTCGCCATCGCGCGCGTGGTGCTTGCGCCGACGGGCGTCGTCTCGGTGACCATGCTGACCGCGAACGAGGTCCCGAACCTCGAGGATGTGGACGGGCGCGTCGGCGCGCTCGAGGCCTGGGAGGCCGTGGCGGCGCCCGAGATCGCCTCGCTCCTCGCCATCATCGCGCGCCTCTCCAACGACGCCAACAACACCGTCAATCAGGCGCTCATCGGCCGCATGCTGGCGCGCATCGCCGTGCTCGACAGCAAGAACGGCGTGCCGACCAACGCGGCCGACAGCTGGGCGGATTTCTTCCTCGATCCGACGACCTCGGAGCTCACGGACCCGCTCTCCAATTGTGCGGTCGCCGAGGGCGTGCGCTTCCCCGACGCGGGGGCGGCGGACGCCGCGATCCAGCTCTTCAACCCGCTCAATCCGCTGGCCTCGATCGCCGGCAATGTGCTCTTCCCGGCCTACACGGAAAATCTGCGCGCGACCGTCGGCCCGCAGACGGGCAGCCAGCAGATCTCCGCCTACACCTATCAGACGACGAGCTTCGTGCAGCTCACGATGACGCGCACGCGCACGCGCTGGGGCACGCCCTTCACCGTCTGCACCAATTCGGCCTTCTGGTCCTCGGGGAGCTACGATCCGACGACGCAGATCTTCAAGCTGCCCTCGGGCGAGACCTTCTCGCTCAATCCGGCCGACGCGCAGAAGGCGCTCATCAACCATCAGATGGTGCGGCTCACCGAATATTGGGTCGACAATTGGCAGGTGCCCTATTGGGACGTCGTCTCCTCGACGACGACGCTCTCGGGCGCCTCGGTGCAGGAGACTTTTCCGGTCGGGCAGGACATGTGGTGCTCGTCGATCGCGGCGCAGTTCACGCAGCTCGACAGCTCCGGCCCGGTCACGCTCTATCTCTGCGCCACGACGCCGACGGGCGAGGTCGACCCAACCCAAGTGCTGGGCCAGGTCACCGTGCTCTTCGCCAATCTCACGACGCAGGGCAAGGTCAAGTTCACCTTCCCGACGCCAGTCTATCTGCAGGCGGGCAATCGCTACGGCTTCCGGCTCGTGACGGCCGCCAATCACTATGTGGCGACGGCGGCGGGAACGGCCTTCCCCAACGGCATGTTCTTCGGGATCGTGGGCGGCGTCGCCATCCCCGATCCGACGCATCATCTCGTCTTCGATCTCTACGCCTGCAAGTTCAGCCAGTCGCTCGTCGCGATCGACCTCGTGGGCCTGCAGCTCTCGGGCGGCATTTGCGGCATCGACATTCTGGCGCGCTCGATCGCGCCCTCCTCGACGAGCCTCACCTTCGTGGTGCAGTCAGGCGGGCAATGGATCCCGCTCTCGGCGGCGACGGCCGGGCAGCTCAACTCGGGGGGCGCGCTGCCGCCGCTCCTGCCATTCCGCGCGATCTTCTCCGGCACGCCGGACATGATGCCCTGCCTCGACCTCCTGAACTCCAATGTGCACGTCAACCGGCCGGGCACGGCCTACACGAACATCTGGCCACATGGCGGCCAGGCGATCCCGGCGCCCTCGACGCAGATCCGCCAGACGATCCGCTACGAGAATTGGAACGCGGCCTATCACACGGCCTCCTGCTCGCTCCTGACCGGGACGGGCTTCTCCACGGTGACCGCGCCCTCCTCCTACAGCGACGTGAATAATCCCGACGGCTCGCTCGAGCGCACCTATGTCTGGAACCTCGGCTCGGCCATCTCGAGCTTCAAGTTCAAATCCGTGGGCGCGACCTCGACGCCGCTCATCGTGTTCCACGAGGCGTGGGTGAAGGGCTGGTCGTTGTAGGAATAGCGAATGGCGAGTGGCGAATGGAGCTCTGCTCGCTACTCGCTATGAGCCAATCACCCATCAAGGAGAAAACCGATGTCCGAAGCCAAAACCGATCCCGCCCCCATTTCCTGGGCCGGCTATTTCGAGGTGACTCTTAATCGCGCCGCCGTCGTCGAGGGGCATGTCTACCGACCGCGCGAAAGGCATGTCGTGGACGCCGCGACGCTGAAGGCGCTGGGCGACGCCGTCGAGACGCAGACGCCCGCCAAGTAACGAGGACATCTCATGGCGCTTCCGCCCGACATCGATTTCGAGAAGGACCCCGCCGCCTCGCCCAGTCGCATGAACAAGGCGATGACGGCGCTCGACTGGCGCATCAAGGCGCTCGAGGTCTATCGTCCCGGCCTCGACGCGCTCTTGAACCAGCTCCAGCAGATCGGGCTCGACCGGCTCGACGCCGCGCTGCGGCCGGTCTACGACCAGCTCACGGCCTGGAGCCTCGCGGGCGTCACGGGACCCGCCGGACCCGCCGGGCCTGCGGGCGCGGCCGGCGCCAATGGCTCCCCCGGCGCGCCTGGGTCTGTCGGGCCGGCAGGTCCAGCAGGACCGCAGGGGCCGCAAGGGATCGTCGGCGCGTCCGGCGCGACGGGCCCGATGGGCCCCACGGGCCAGCCCGCGCGGCAGACCGTGCTCGCGGGGCCGGTCGACGGCAATGGCTTCCCGAATTTCCTGCCGGCGACGTCAGGATCGCTCTCGCTCACGACGCAGAACATCTCGGGGTCCAATCCGCTCATCGTCTCGGCGGCGCAGGGCTTCTCCGCGCAGGGGGGCGTCGACAATGTCGTGGGGCTCGGCGCCAATGTGACCTGGTCTGGCCTGCCGGCGAACTCCACGGTCTTTCTCTTCGTCAATGCGAGCACGGGCGCGCCGGTCTGGATCGGGATCGCGCCCCTCTATCAGAACGCCGCGCCCTCCGTTTCGAACTACCAGTTCACCTTCCAGATCGCGTCGATGACCGGCTATCTCGGCAATGGGACGGCGGCCGTGGCGACGCCGCTCGTCTGCGTCGGCGAATGCGTGACGAACGCGAGCTCGGTGACCTCGACGGTCGCCTACGCCTATCGCGGCGCCTATGACTCCGGATGGACGCAGAACCTGCCGGGGACCAGCACGTCGGTCTCCTTCAACAGCAATCTCGGCGTCAAGGATGCGGTCTTCGGCTTCATCGCCGAATGCACGACGGCGACGCAGGGCTTTTCCGTCGGCGATCAGCTCGATGTGTTTTTGAATGGCGGTTTCTATTCTGCCGGCGGCACGAGAAATCAGTCGTGGATCTCGACCTATAATTCGACGCCGACCATCTTCCCCAAGGGTGGCGGCTCCCTCGCCACGGTGACCACGACAAGCTGGAAATACAAGCTCATCGCTAAGCGGAGGTGGTGACCATGTCGACGCTCTGGACCGATGGAAACGGCTATTTCTACTCGGGCGACAAGCGCCCCGGCGATCGCGCGGCGAGCGACGCCGAGGTCGCGGCCTGGAGCGCGGCGCATCCCTCCATGCCGGGCTCCGTCGCCGTCGTCTCGGCCGGGACGACGGCGCTCTCGGGGACCTATGCGATCGACCCGGACACGCGCGCCGAGATGGCGGAGATCGTCACCTACATCATCCAGCACAGCGCTTTTCCCGCCGGGCTCTCGGCGCTGCCCTGGGCGGACAGCTCGGGGGCCTATCACAGCTTCGCGACGCCCGCCGCCTTCGTCGGCTTCGCCACGGCCATCGCGGATTATGTGACGGCCGTGCGGCTGGGGAGCAGTCCGGTGACGCCGCTCAATATCGCGTGAGCGAATGGCGAATAGCGAGTGGCGAGTAGAGGCCGTTCGCCATTCGCTACTCCCGACATATGTCGGGGCGCTGATTTCCGGGGGGAGCCCGTAGCTTCCCCGCAATCGAAGCGCGCGTCAAGGGCGCTTGAAGGGGCCTGAAATGACCGCATCGCCCAATCAATTCTTCCATGGCGCCGAGGTCGTCGACGTCGTTCAGCCGATCGACGCGCTGACGATCAACGACCAGGCGGCGATCGGCCTCATCGGCACCGCGCCGGGCGCCGACCTCTCGGTCTTCCCCTATCACACGCCGGTGCTCTTGAATTCCGCGCCGCTCAAGGCGCAGAGCCTCGGGAATACGGGCACGCTGCCGCAGGCCATCGCCGACATTTATCTGCAGACGGGCGCGCATGTCGTCGTCGTCAACGTTCCCTCGCATAGCGATCTCGGCGCGCAATTCACCGAGATCATCGGCTCGGCCGCGGCGCAGAACGGCGTGCACGCTTTTCTGCACGCGGGCGCGCTGGTCGGCGTGCGCCCCAAGACGCTCGTCGCGCCGGGCTTCACCTCGCAGCTCGTGGCGAACCCCTCGGCTCCCTCGACGCTACTCGCCAATCCGGTCGTCTCGGCGCTGATCGGCATCGCCGAGGCGCTGCGGGGCCGCGTCTATGCCTCCACGCCCTCGACCTCCGACACGGACGCGCTGGCCTACGCCGAGATGTATTCTTCCGACCGGCTGGAGATGTTCTATCCGCAGCTCATGCAGTGGGACAGCCAGGGCTCGAACAGCTACATCCCCGTGCCCATGGAAGCCTCCATGGCCGGCCTGACCGCCTGGGTGCATTACAATCTCGGCTATTGGCAAAGCCCATCGAACAAGGTGGTGCAATGCGGCGGGCCCTCGGCCCCGGTGCAGTGGGACAACACCTATACGAGCGAGGCGAACGACCTCAACGCGGCCTTCATCACGACGCTCATCAACATGGGGGCGGAGCTCGGCGCGGGGCTCCCGACCGGCTGGCGGCGCTGGGGAAACCGCGCCGCCGACGGCACTTTCGAGAGCGTGCGCACCACGCGCGACGCGATCGACGAGGCGCTCATCGCCTATTCGCTCAAATGGCTGGACGTGACGCCGTCGCCCCAGATCCTCAACGACATGTGCTACTCGATCACTCTGTTCTTCCGGCAGCTGCAATCGGACGGCGCGATCCTCGGCGGCCGCATCTGGATGGCCCCGGAGGATAACGTCTACACGGACATGGCGAACGGCGTTTACCGCTTCCGCATCGATCCGACGCCGGCCGCGCCCATGGAGCATGTGACCTATCTGGCGCAGCTCAACGACAATTATTACGCCAATCTCGTCGACACTTTCGGGGCGCTGATCGCCAGCAATTCCTCGTCCTCGGCGTTCGGAGGCTAGACCATGGGCGCCTTCTCCCTCGATTTCATCCCGCAGCAGTTCTCGACGACGCTGAACGGCTATCAGGTCGCGGGCTCCTGCGACCGCATCAACATGCCGCGCATCGACTTCGACACGGTCTCGCACCGCGGCGGCGGCATGATCGGCCCGCGCGAGATGCGGCTCGGGATCAAGCTCATCGAGTGGTCTGTCTCCTTCATCTCCTTCGACCCGCAGATCCTCGGGCTCGGCGCGGCGAAGAACGCGGTCTTCTCGGCCTCGGGCTACATGGACGGCGACGCCAATGCGACGCACACCTGGAGCCTGCAGACGATCGGCAGCCCCAAGAAATTCGACCCGGGCCGCTTCGAGCCGGGACGCAAGATCGAGCTCAATCTCGACATCACCTGCGTCGCGGCGCTGCTCAAGATCGATAGTTCCATCGTCTACGACATCGACGTGCTGAACGGCGTCTTCGCCTTCAACGGCGTCGACGGCTATCCGGCGATCAAGACGGCGCTCGGCCTCGCCTGACCCCACACGAAAAACCTCGCACGACCTTCCCCTTTTTCAGAAACAGGAGACCGCCATGGCTCTGTCCCCCGATCTTCAGCCCGCCACCGCCACGTCTGCGGCTCCCGCCGATGCGCCGCTCGAAGCGGCTCCGGCCGCCGCCGCCGCCGCCGCGCCGGAGACGCCGGCCCCTGTCAACTTCGACACGGGTGGCTCCTGGCCGGTCGAGGCCGTGACGCTCGACCATCCCTTCATTTTCGCGGGCGCGACCTATGCGGGCTACAGCTTCCGCACGCCCTCGGGCGCCGAGATGACGGCGTTCATGGGCGGGGGCCTCACCACGGTCGATTTCGCTGGGATGCTCTCCGGGCTCTCGGCCAGTGTGATGGCGAAGATGCATGGCGCGGATTTTCGCGTGCTCGTCGGCAAGGTCGGCGCTTTTTTGCGCTGAGCCCGAAGAACCTCCCCGAGGTTCTCGACGACATCGGGCTCGCCTTCCCCTATGCGCGGCGCGACGTCGCCGCGCTCCCGCTCAACGCCATTCTGCGGCTGCACCGCCGGGCCATCGACCATCTCGCCGCGCTCTATAGGAGACCCGCATGAGCGGCGCGATGTCCGTCGAGATGATCCTCAAGCTGGTCGACCAGTTCGTCGGCCCTCTGCGCAGCGCCGAAAGCGAGCTCAAGAATTTCGAGCGCACGGCCAAGGAGCTGCAAGGCTCCTCGGCGCAGGGCGGCAAGCGCCGCGCCGCCGACTGGGTCGAGGAGCAGCGCGCGCTGCGGGCGGCGCAGGGCGATCTGGAGGGCTATCGCCGCAAGCTCGATCAGGTCCGCGAGGCGCAGCTCGCCCTCGTCGAGGCCTGGGCATCGCGCAAGCTCGCCCAGGGGGCCGAGGGGCTCGCCCATCGGGCCTTCGAGGCCGGCAAGGAGGGCGCGCACAGCGAGGCCTCGCTGATCTCCCAGGGCAACAGCCCCGAGGACATCGCCGAAATCCAGAAGCGCGCCGCCGCGCTCTCGCGCCAGTTCAAGCAATTCGACCGCTCGACGATCGAGAGCATGATCGCCGACGCCAAGACCTTTGTGGGCACGCTGGAGCATGCGTCGGAAGCCATGCCGGAGCTTCTGCAGCTCCGCCAGATCCAGCAGGGCCTGCATGGCCGCACCTCCGACAAGGACTTCGGCTATCTCGCGAAAGCCTTGGAGCAGGGCGGCGTCGCCAATGATCCGGCGAAACGCGCGGCGCGCACCGATACTTTCGCGCGCTGGATGCAGGTCTATCGCGACACTTTCTCGGTCGACGACATCAATCAATTCTACCAGGGGCTCAAGGGCCCGATCGCGCGCTCGCTCTCGGAGAATTTTCTGCGCGGCGCGGGCGGTCACTTCATCCAGGAGATGGGCGGCCACGCCTTCGGCAATGCGCTGACCCAAATGGACGCGGCGATCACGGCCGGCCGCATGCAGCCGCGCGCGGCGGCCGAGATGAAGGAGCTGGGGCTGCTGCGCGCCGGCAAATTCGTCCCGGGCGGTCCCTTCGGCGTGCGCGCCGTCATGCCCGGCGGCGTCGAGGGCGGCGATCTCTTCCGCCACGATCCGCAGCGCTGGGTCGAGGAGGTGCTGGCGCCCAAGCTCGCGAAGCTGAAGCCGGAGAAGCGCGAGGAGGCGATCTCCGCGCTCTTCACCGATCAGACGAGCCGCAACATCGTCGACAAGCTCCTCAATCAGAGCGCCGTCATCGCCAAGGACGCCGCGCAGATCGCGGGCGCGCCGGGACGCGAGAAGGGCGCGGGGATCTGGGACACGAAGGACCCGGCCATGGGCTTCTCGGCCTTCGGGTCGCAGTTCAAGAACATCATGCGCGACGCGGGCAAGGCTCCGACGGAATGGGCGAACTCGGCGGCGGCGAAGGGCGCGGCCTGGCTCTCGGCCGTGGGCAAGGCTTCAGAAGAGCATCCGACGGCCGCGACGCTCGGCGTCGGGGCCGGCGCGGCGGGTCTGGGCTATGGCGCCTGGAAGCTCGGCTCGGCCGCGCTGGAGCGCTCGCTCGGGCTTTTGCGCGGGACGGGCGCCGCGGCCGAAGGCGCGCAGGGACTTTCGACCGGCGGCAAGCTCTCCTCCGTGCTCAAGGGCTTGGGCGACGGGATCAAGGAGGGGGCGAAGCTCGCCGAGGGCGACCTCGGACTCAATCCCGGCGCCATGGCCTCGATCGGCAAGAGCCTGCTCTCGGCGCTCGGCAAGGGCCTGCTCGCCGGCATCGCGACCGAGGCCGCGAGCTACGGCATCGACAAGCTTTTCGGCGGCCGCGAGCAGCTCGCCAAGGACCGCGCCAACATCAACGCCAAGGCGTCGGAATGGTGGAACACGAAGGGGGCGAAGGAGCTTTCGCTCGTCTCCTCGGCGCATGCGGAGGAGCATCCTACGGCGGCGGCCGGCGGCGGAACGCCGGCCTCGCAGGCCGTGGAGGCGGCGAAGTCGCTCAACGCCACGACGATCGCGCCCAAGGTCGACATGTCCGGCTTCGAGCAGGTGACGAGCAAGACGAATGAGGCGAAGGCGGCGCTCGACAAGCTTTCCGGGACGATCGTCAAGATCAACGTCGACGCCTCGGGTCTCGACCAGGTGGTCTCCAAGGCGGCGGCGGCGCAGGCCGCGATCTCCAAGCTCGGCGCATCCGCGCGCGCCGCTTCGGCCGGCGTCTCGCCGGGGCTCGGGTCTCTGCATGACGGACCGGAGCAGCATTGATGAAACTGAGCCAATATCTGCGCAAGAACTCGGTCGGCTACGCCCATTGGTGCCCGGCCTGCAAGGAGACGCATAGCTTCTTCGTCGATCAGCCCACGCGAGGCGGCGCGCGCTGGAGCTTCGACGGCAATGTCGAGCGGCCGACCTTCAATCCCAGCATGAACATCAGAACGGGGCCGCGCCCGACGGTCCCGGTCGGGAGGCCCGACGCCGGGCAGATCGACGTCTGCCACTATTTCCTGCACGCCGGAAAGCTGCAGTTCTGCCCTGACAGCACGCACGCTCTTGCTGGGAAGACGGTCGATCTGCCGCCGCTCCCGCCTGAGCCTGGGGAGCGCTGATGGCTGGCGAGGTCCTTCTGGCCTGGGGGCCGCATCTCTTCACCGTGGGCTCCATGTCCTATGAGGAGCTGGAGCGCCGCGCCGCCGGCCGCTGGATGGATCACGAGATCATCGGGCGAAGGCCGGCCGGACAATATCTCGGCCCCGGCCTCGAGCCCGTGCGAGTCATCGGCTGCGTCTTTCCCCTGGAGATGACGGGCGGCGAGGACGCCATGATCCAGGCGCTCATGGCCGATGTCTCCGTCGGCCAGGTCTATTCGCTCATCGCCATGTCCGGCGACGTCATCGGCGTCTATCGCTGCCAGGTCGCGCAGAAGCGCGGCAGCTTAGCTACGAGCTGGGGCGCGGATCAGCGCATCCTCTACGAATTCACCTTCCTGCCGCAAGAAGACGCGGGGCAGGTCTTTGGGTCCTGGCCATAGGAGAAGCGCGATGGGCTATGTGGACGGCGGTCATCTCAAGGCCTTCATCGAGCGGGTCGAGAAGCTCGAGGAGGAGAAGCGCTCCATCGGCGACGACATCAAGGATGTCTATGCCGAGGCGAAGAGCATGGGCTTCGATCCCGGCGTGATGCGCAAGATCGTCTCGCTGCGCCGCCAGGACAGCGGCCGCCGCGAGGAGGAGGCGAACATCCTCGAGCTTTATCTGCAAACGCTGGGGATGGCGTGATGCCCACGAGCTATGTGACGCAGCAGGGCGATATGGTCGACGCCATCGCCTATGTGCATTACGGGACCGAGCATGGCGGGACGGCCGAGGCGATCCTCGCCGCCAATCCCGGCCTCGCCGCGCACGGCCCTGTGCTGCCGCCCAATCTCCGGCTCACCCTCCCTGATCTTCCGGCGCCCGCGACCCCGCAGCTCGCGCAAGTGAGCCTTTACTCATGACGCCCGAGGTCACCGTCTCGCTCGGCGGCAATGCGCTCGGCGCGGTGGCGCAGCGCGCGCTTTCCGGCCGCATCATCGAGTCGGACGGGGAGAAGGCCGACGAGCTCATGCTCGAGGTCTCCAATTTCGACGGCCGCCTGCAAAAGCCCAAGACCGGGCAGACCGTGACCGTCTCGCTCGGCTGGAAGGAGATCGGCACGATCAAGGTCGGCCAGTTCACCATCCTCAACGTCTCGAAGCGCGGGCCGAAGGCGGTGTTTCTGATCTCCGGCCATTCCGCCGATCTCGCCAAGACGCTGAAAGGTAGCAAGCGGCGCGGCTGGAAGGACCCGAAGAAACTGGGCGACGTGTTCAAGGACATCGCCCAGGACAATCAGCTTTCCCCGCAGATCGACCAGGCGGTGCAGCAGATCAAGATCGAGACGATCGTCGCTCAGACGGACGAGAGCGACATGCATCTCATGACGCGCCTCGCGCGCCATCACGATCTGATCGCCAAGGTGCAGGACGGCAATCTCGTCGTCGTGCCGCGCGGCAAGGGCACGGCCGCCTCCGGCCAGGCCATGGGTTCCGTGACCGTGACGCCGCAGGACACCTCGGGCGAGTTTTCCTTCGACTATAACGACCGAAATGAGCGCGGCCATTCCAAGGGCACGCAGTTCGAGCGCGGCAAGGCCAAGCGCAACAGCAAGAAGAGCCAGTCCGGATCGAGCCAGGGGAGCGACTCTCCCGACTGGACGCACGCTCATATTTTCGGGGGCTCGGACGAGGCGCAGCGCCACGCCGACGGCCGCAAGGGCAAGTTCGACCGCGACACGGCGCGGGTTCACCTGCCGCTGCGGCCAGGGCTGACCGGCGTCGCGCCGGGCGGCGTCATCCAGA